AAAGTTAAAGCAAAGAGGGCAGCAGGCGTATAAAAACACCTGTAGCCCTCTTTTTAATTGCCGCATGTTTGCGGCTATTTAATATACTATTTTTTCTAACTCGTCGGCGAGCTCTTGCATACTTCTATGCGTGTATACCTTTTCTGTAACGTCCTCTATCTCGTGCCCTACAATCAGCTTAAGTATATACTCATTCATATTTGCAGACTTGGCGGCGCTTATAAAAGTATGTCGTGTGTCGTGCGGCTTGTGCGACATATTAAAGCGTTTGTTTATTTTCTCGAAGCGTCCGCGGTATTTATCATATGTTAAGTGCGTGCCCTGCTGCCCGTTCTCATCATTAAACAGATAATCGCTACCCATAGCGACGGCTTTATTATAATTGGCTACGACCAGCTCATATATAGCGGAGTGTATCGGTACAACTCTATTACGCCCTGCGTCAGTCTTAAGACCGCCAAACATTGTACGCGCCTCTAAGTCTATGTCGGCAATCTTTAATATTGCCAGCTCTTGCGGACGCCAGCCGCTATAAATGCCGATAAGCACCATATCAACAAAAGGAAAGCTCACGTTATCCCAAAGCGTTTGTATTTCCTCGTGGCTAAACGGAATACGTACAATTTTAGGCTTGCCACGCTTTACGCTCTCACATAATGCCGCGTAGTCCTTTTCTACAATGTCGTATTTAAGGCAGTACCTATACATTAAGTTATACATACTTTTCATACGCTGTTTAGTACTGTCACCTACTTTAGCGTCGTGTATAGTACCCTCTAAGTGGTTCGGGCGTATGTCACGCATACGCATATTGTGTAGCGGCTTAGAATGATTAAAGGCAGCAACCCAAGAGCGGCAAGAGCTGGGAGTAACCTTTAAAAAGTGCTCTTTACTCCAGCGCTCGTACACCTCGGCAAAGGTTATAGAGTTTGCCTCTATGTCGTACGGGTTTTGGTTATAATTCATAAGAGCAGTTAAAGCCTCTTGCCTCGTCGGATAATATCCGATAGTTAAATATCTCTGCTTAGTCCTGCCTGTTTTCTCGTCAATTTCCCAGCCTTTAGTTTTTCGTGCTATCCAAGGGTTACGGCGCTTGCCGCCTTGCTTATATACGCTACCCATTCCATTAGCAAGTTTCATATAGCATAACCTCACTTTCTTATATGGCGGCTTATTTTCTAAAAAAGGGTATAAAAAATAAGCCTATCGGAAACCCTAGGCTTATGCTATAATAGTACTTGCGGGGTACATAATAAGCGAGCCGTTAAGTTTCGTTAGTTGTGTGTCTATGTAGCCGTTCCTGTTGGCACAGGGGCGGCTATTTTTGTGTATTGATTTTTCCAGATATTACCATAAGACATATGCGCAGCCAGCCAGTATAATAGATACTAAAAGAGAGGCTTACATAATGACATACAACTTATGGCAGATACGAACAGCCAAGGGCTACAGCTTGCGGGAACTGGAAGAGTTAAGCGGGGTAAGCAAGACCACAATAAACAATATTGAGAACGGAAAAGCAAACCCGACTATAGAAACCCTGCGCTTACTCGCAGCAGCCCTAGAAGTAGAGCTATTCGATTTACTAGAATTATAATATTGCAAGTTACCGCTGCCAAGAGTTACGGGGCATACGTCCGACATAATGGACAAAACAGCCGAAAGCCTTACATATCTTACCGACTAGCGTTATAATTGCCACATCACAAAGGAAAGAGGGCGAGCTAGTGGATAAGCTACGGCGGCAGATACGCGAACTACTCGACAGCATAAGCGACGAGCGCGTACTTAGAATAATATTACAATTCATACGAGGGATTAAAGGCAGCTAGGCGACTAGCTGCTTTTTTCGTCGTCGCCTTTTATCTTATCAACGAATTTTTTAATAAGTTCCCACTCGGCGGGGGATAACTGCCCCAGAGCAATAAACGTATTAAGTATAAACTCGTCGCCGCTGCCAAGAGCTGCCCCGACTATCTGCGCCGCCTTTTCTGCGCGGCTTATTTCCTCGAACATATCGCCAGAGCCAGTACGTAGCCATTCCTCATTAACTCCGAACTCACGGCAGATAGACGTTACCATTTGATTGGTAAAGTTGTTACTACCACTTTCTAAGCGAGATATAGCGGCGCGACTTACGCCGATACGCTCACCTAATTCGGCTTGACTAATGCCGAGAGCTATACGCAGCTCTTTTAATCTTTCTTTCATTAACTCACCTCTTTTCTGTTGTTTATATACATACATTAGCATTAAAAGGTTACGTAGTCAACAAAAATTAAAAATAAGTATTGACAGAAGTAACGACGTAACATATAATGGTTACAAGGTAAACAACTACCGAAACAAAATAACAGTACTTGCGGGACACAGGAAAGAGAGGCGAACAATGGCAAAGTTAGAAATTGTAGTAGACGTAGCAGACGACAATATCTTAGGCAAAATAGCCAAGGTAGAAGAGGCACGCATAGCATACAATCTTGCGTGGGCAGACTTACAAAACTGCTTTACGGCACAATACGGCAGAGTCTACGGAAACCCTGCAACAGTAAAAGAGGCGTCAGGTAACGAATAACTGACGCCAGAGAGAATATTAAAGCCTGTCGGACGGCTTGCAATATTCGTTGTGGGTATCTTTGATAACATTAATAAATTTACCAGCTATAACAAGCTCGTTATCACTAAGACACCCTGCGGAGTGGTTCTTAAATTCATTTACAGCATTATCGTAAAGAGATTTAAGAACGCCCGCGATAATCTCGGAATTATCCAATTTTAACACCACCTTTCTAAAGCAATTATAGCATAGAGAGGCACAGCGACGAAAGAGAGGAAAATAAGGACATAAGAAAGCGAGGCGAACAATGGCAAGCGAAGAAAGGAGAACGAAAAGCACAGAGGAACTTGTAAAAGAAATTAAAAGCGGAGTATGGGGCTACGGCGTAGGGCGACGCGACAACATTATAAAGCAGTACGGCGTAGAGGCATATGAGGCAGCACAGACTATCGTAAACGAGAGCATAAGAAAAGAAGAACATAAACGCCGCAAATGGTTTAAATGTAAACTTTGGCAGCTTATTAAGAAAGCGAGGCGATAATATGGCATACATAAGAAGAACAACCATAACAAGCGAGACAAAAGAGGTAGAGTATTTTTATACAGCAGGCAAACATAATAGCACCGCAACGAGAAAACAAGCCGTCGAAAGATTACGGCGGCTTGTAAATACAAATTTTAAAGAGAACAGCATAAAGCTAGAGCTAAGCTACAAGCCCAAAACAGAAACGAGCTTATTAACTGTAAATAAATAATTACTACAGCGTTTCTTAACATCAGAGCTAACAAACGACAAGCCGCCAGAGTTTATTAACTGGACTGCCTGTAATGCACAAGATATAACGCGTGCCTCATTATCTGAAATATCGAAGTTACGACTAATGAGCTTAGCGCCAGCAGACGTACAAAGTTGATAATTATTAGCGGCTTGGAGTTTGTTATCATCAAGACCAAGAGACGGAAGTATAGAGAGTGCAAAGGTAATAGCCTCTATATCCGAATCACTAAGAGAGTATTTAACAGTTTTCACATTTAACACCACCTTTCTAAAGCGATTATAGCATAGAAAGGCACAGCGACGAAAGAGAGGTAACGAAAGAATGACAGAACAAAAATATTATGACGCCTTAACACAGCAGGAAGTAACAGAGGACTTTATAAAAGCCCAGTACGAGGAATTAACCAGCAAGGGCGATTATTTCCACGACACGTACGAGAATTTTAAGAACAACAATTTTACAAAGATAGATACAGAGGCTATAAGCTGGGAGCAGCAGCCGAAAACAGTAACACTTACTAACGAGCTATGCAGTACGCTACAGTGCTATATCTTAATGACAACGAAACATAGAGAGGGCGAGCTTAAGACGTGGGAAGAACTGGCACAGGAAACGGACGAGAACGGCGCGCCTAAGTTTAAGAACGCAGCCAGCAACGCCCAATTCTGGCGAGATATGGAGCCACAGCTACAGCAGATACTAGAGGCATTGAGCTAACGAAAGAGAGGTACAGTATGGACGAAAAGACACAGGCAAGAATTAAGAAATTGCAGGCGTTAGCAGAGAGAGGCGTAGGCGGCGAAAAAGAAACAGCTGCCCGTAAATTACAGGAGCTATTAGAAAAGAACGGAATAAGCAGCGTAGAAGAGCTGGCGCAGGACGAGTACATATTTACCCTGTTTAGTTACAATGGAGTGCTAGGCAGAAAGCTATTAAGCCAATGCATATATAAAGTAATGGGCTACGATAGCGACAGGACACAGTACAAGCCGCCACATACAAGGCAGAAAATAGGCGTTTACTGCACAAAGGCGCAAAAGCTCGAAATAGAACTAGAATTTGAATTTTACGAAAGACTATTCGAGGAGCAACAAGAGCTATTTTTAAGTGCATTTATACAGAAACAGCGTATTTTCCCGCCAGACGCACCAGTAAGCGACGCAGAGCCAACGGAGCGCGACATAAAAGTAGCATTTATGGCAGAGGCAATAGAGAGAAAAACAAGGGCAGCTATGATAGAGAGCAGCGAGGGCTAATATATGGCGAGTATGGTAAAAGATAAAGACGGCGTAGTTAAATACTGGGTACGCGCTCACGAAGTTACGTGCAACTATACAGAATATGAGCACGACGTAGAATACGACAGATACTACAGGCTTAGGGAAAGCAGAGAGTACAAGAAACACGGCAAGGCAGTACGCGAGCGAATTACTAAAAAAGAATACTTAGCGATAAAGAAGATAACGCAGGAATATATAGCACGCTGCAACAAAAGCAGCGCAGAGGAATAGCAGCATATGTATATGACACTACGACGCGCTGGACGATATAGAGCAGCGCATAAAGGAACACGTACAGGAACACAAGGCAAAAGACCATAAGCAGGAAGTATTAGAGCTGGAATATACAGCGGTAGTAGAGCTTATGCGGCAGCTATCAGACGAAAGAAAGGCAGGCGGCAGAAAATGAACAAAATGCACACAATACAGGACGTTAAGCAGCGCATACACGAGCTTATACAGAAAGAAATAGTAAAGTGCAACAAAGAAATAGAAAAGTTTGAGCACAAAATAAGAGACAATGCAATAGCATACGGCGGGGGCGGCTGGTGCACACAGTTTGAGAAAGCAAAGAAACGCCGCGAGGACTTTATAGAAGAGCTGCAAGGCTTAGAACGCGCACAGGGTACAGCGGTAATACTCGACGAAATAAGCATATACTCGTATTCCTGCCCGACCTGCCAAATTAAAGTAATGCTTAATGGCGGCTACGGCGAGACTGTAACGTGTCCAGTATGCGAGAGAAGAATATACAGAGCAAACGACGGCGAAGTAATGAAAGTAGCGCGCGGCAGCAGGCAGGCTAAAGTAAATAACCACTATATACAGCTTGACAGCTACGGACGATTTAAGGATTAAGAAGAAAGAGAGGTAAAACAGTATGCAGCAGACATTAGAGAGAACGAAAGAACAGCAGAGTTTAGAAAATTTCAGCGAGCTTATGCAGGAAGTGGCAAAGCTGCCAGAGGACAAGCGTAATATTGTTGCGATTTACTCGCAGGGTGTGCTTGCTATGGCACAGGCGCAGCAGAGCACAGCGAGGTAACAGGATATGCAGGCAGTAAAGATTAAACCAGCAGAGGCAGCCGCTATTATGGGCTGTAGCCCGCAATTTGTCCGCATAGGACTACAGCAGGGTAAGTTAGACATAGGCGACGCTATTAAGATGTCGTCGATATGGACATACAACATAAGCGCGGCTGCGCTTGCCAGACGGCAGGGCGTAACAGTAGAAGAGTTAGAGAAAAAAATAAGGGAGCTGCGGAAATGAACAGGCGACAAAGAAAGAAGAAAGACGCAAAAGGCTTAATACTTATATTTAGCTGCGAAATGGTATGCAAACAAGAAACATACGCGAATTTAGAGCAAACGATACAGGCGCAGCTAAATAAGGGCAACGTAATAGTATTGCCGCCGTATCTGCGATTAGAGGGAATAGCAGGCGGCAGCAGGGTTAAAAGAATAAAGATAATGAAAGAGAGACAAGCAAAATGCAGCAAGTAACACTAAGCGCACTTGCGGCGCTTATAAGCTCGTCGGAACGCGCAAGGGTAATAAAAAACGGCGCCGTAGTGTTTGCAGACTGGGGCTATTACCTAAAAGAAAACTACAAAGAAAGAGGATTTACAGGCGACGAGATAGTAACAGATTTTAGGGCGCACTTGGACGTAGCACATAAAGACTGGCGCAGGCTGGGACTTATGCCGCCACTAGACCAAGAAAGAACGCCGCAGTACGTAGCGGGCGATATGCGCATAAATATGTATTACGACATTTACATATAAACGCCTCTAGCTTAAAGGCAAAGCAGCAGCCGCAGGGCTGTATATGCAACTTTCGAGGGTTGCGGGGCGTATCTGTCCAGTAAAACGGACACTAAAAACAGAAGAAAGGAGAGCGGAAACGTGGAGACAGACAACGCAGTAGCATTACAGGGCATATTAAAGGAGCTGCGCAAGGTAGACAACATTAACACGCTGCCATTTAACGGCTACGAACTTACAGTCATTACCGAGCGACGCAGCGGAGCGTTTGACGAGGCTATAGTATATATGCAGGGCGATAATGTAGACAGTATCGGAGTAAATATGCCAGTTATGATACTTGGCAGCTTACAGGCTTACAAGAATTTTATAACAGGTAAGGTACTTGTATACGTACTGGCTGAGACAGCGCAGCAGATTACGGGCGAGCACTGGGACTACGAAAACGAGGTACAGTTAAGCGGAGCACTCGGCAGCGGCATTACATACCGCGAGACGCCACTAGGCAAACGCATAAGCGATATAAGCGTACTGGTAGAGAATAAACTAAAAGACCTACACGGCTGCTATATCCCCTGTATCGCTTGGAACGATACCGCGGCTATGGTTAAGGAATGGCACGAGGGCGAACACGTAACCTTAAAGGGCAAGCTACAGAGTAGAGCTTACACTAAACGCATAAGCGAGCAGCAGGAAGAGCAGCGGACAGCGTACGAGGTATCTATATACGCGATAGGGAAAGAGTAAAAGAAGGGAAAGCGGAAAATGCAGATAAAAAAGACAATATTAACAGAGAGCGTTACACTCGAAGAGCTTAGAAAGTTTATAAGAGAGGGACGAGCTGCGGAAGTATTGGCAGCAGGCGACCAGATCTATATTGATTTTGACGGCGCAGCAGTGCCATACGACGTAATAGGCATAGACGTAGATAAACCAGCAGCCGAAGAGCTTAAGCATACAGTTACCATACAGGCGCACGAACTAATAGAAGAACGCCCGTTTGATACAAAGGGACGTTACGGCTCTAACGACTGGGAAACAAGCGAGCTTAGAGAGTACCTTAACAGCGAGACATACGCGGCACGCTGCGCAGGGCTGGCTAAGTATGCAATACCAGTTACTAAAATGAACACAAACGGCAGAAAGACAGCAGATACGTTTTTCTTGTTATCTGTAAACGAATACGACGCCAAAGACACAACATACGAGTATTACAAAGACAAGCCATACAGAGCAGCCAAGCACGCAAAGGACGACTTTAACGACTGGCATAGAACGCGTAGCGCTTATCGTGGCACCTCGTGCGGTACGTGGTACGTGAACCCGAGCGGCGGCGTCAGCTACAACCCCGCGTACCACTCTATGCGCTGCGCGCCCGCTTGTGCAATAGGATAAATATAAATAATACGCCCTGTACGCTTACAGGGCGCTATATAAAAAGACATAATAAAAGCGCCTACGATACTGCAATATCATAGGCGCTAAGCTATAGCCGAAGCGTATAGCGTATCAAATAACTAATATTTAATGCACCTATATTATACGCTGCATACGGCAAAAAGGCAAGGGAAAACAACGGGGCGACGTCCCGTAAAAACACTTGATAAAAGTATTAGCTTACCGACAGAGATACACAAAAAATATATATACGTGAGGTAAAGATATATGCCGTATGTTAAGAGGACTACCAGGGCAGGCAAGACGATAGAGGTAGAATATTTCTATACGTCAAGACTGAACAAAAAGGGAGCAAAGAGAAGAGACAAAGTAAAGCCTACACCAGAGGCACAGAAAAAAGTAAACACTAAACAGGCAGAGAGAAAGTTAAGGCTCTTAATGAACGCTAACTTTGCTTATGGAGATTATCATTTAGTACTAGACTACATAAGACATAAGGGAGATCCAGACAGAACACGCGAGGAAATGAAAAAAGATATACAAGTATTCTTACGTGAGTGTAGAAAGCTATATAAAAAAGCTGGGTTAGAGTTTAAATACATACACGTTATGGAGATAGGCAAGAAAGGCGCAAGGCACCACCATTTAGTAGTAAATCGCATAGATACAAACTTGTTGCAGCAGGCTTGGTATAAAGCGTACGAGGGACACAACCGCGTTAAAGTGTTCCCGCTAGACGATAGCGGACAATATGGAGACTTGGCAGCGTATTTTATTAAATATACAGATAGACACATACAGGACGCACCAGAGCAGAGACTACAGGGTAAGCGCTGGGCTGCAAGTAAAAACTTAGTACACCCAGAGCCAGAGTATGAGTATGTAACTGCCCGCTCGTGGTATCGCTGCGAAGCAAAAGCACCAGCAGGCTACTACGTGGAAAAAGACAGCGAAGAAAAGGGCATAGTAAGCCCCGAGTATTACGGCTACGGCTATTACCGCTATAGGCTGGTGCAGCTAGAGTAAAGCAAGAAAGGCGAATATATGCGAAATGTGAGAATTGACAATGAGGCAGGAGCACAAGAAACACTATTTAACTGGGCGCAGTACCAGTATGCGAGATACCCAGAGCTAGAGCTGCTATACCACATACCAAACGGCGGCAAGAGAGACGCACGTACAGCAGCCAACCTAAAAAGGCAAGGCGTAAAGGCTGGCGTACCAGACTTACACTTACCAGTAGCAAGAGGCGGCTACAATGGGCTATACATAGAGCTTAAGGTAGGCAGCAACAAGCCAACAAAGTTACAAAATGAGTGGCTATGTAACTTGAATAAGCAGGGCTATTTAGCGATAGTATGCTATGGCTGGCAGCAGGCGGCAGAAATGTTACTAGCGTACTTAAAACTAGACGTAGCAGAGACAGCGGACAAAGCTATAGCAGACACAACAGCACGGGGCGGCTTAATGCCTGCGACATAGAAAGGCGACAATATGACAGTAAAAATACTTGATACAGCAAAGCTAAAAGCGCTGCTGGAAGAAAAACATATAACACAAAGAGAATTAGCAGAAAAGGCAGGCGTGACAGAGCAGGCAATGAGCCGTTATGTAAATGGAACACGCACGCCGAGGCTAACAACATATGCAGCAATGACACAGGCGTTAGGAATCGGCATAGATGACTTGCTAGTAGAAAGGCGGCGCAAATGACAGAGGCAGAGGCGCTACAAGTACTTACAGGAACACGAGACGACTATAACGACTACGCAAGAGCTTTAAATATCGCAATACGGGTATTAAGGGAACACGTAGCCGAGATAGATAAAAAGAGCCAGAACCAACGGAGAGAAAGAGAGGCAGACTATGAAAGTAATAAGCATTATTAACCTTAAGGGCGGTGTAGGCAAAACGTACACAGCGTATAACATAGCCTACGAGCTGCAAAAGAGAGGCAAGACAGTATTATTACTGGACAACGACAAGCAGGGCAATTTAAGCAAGGCAACAGGGGCATACAAGGCAGCGGGAGAGTGCGCAGCGGCTAAAGCATTGTTAGGCGAATACAAGAACCCATTAAGAGAGTTAATAACAGAGCACCCGCAGCACAACAACGTAGATATAATAACGGCTAATATGTCGCTTATGTCGGCAGTATGGACAATGGCAGGCAGCAGCGGCAGCCAGATAGACGCATACGACAAATTAATACATACGCCTATTACTAACATAGAGCTGCCATTTCCAGACACGATAAGCGACTACTACGATTATATGATTATTGACAACCCGCCAGACATAGCCTTTAACGTGATAGCGGCGCTAAAAATTACAGACGAGGTTATAGTACCCGTAAAAATAGACGAGTGGGCGTTAGAGGGCTTGGACATTATAGCGGAGCAGATACAGGACGCTAAGCAGCTTAACCCAGATATAGAACTGCTGGGGGCACTCGTGACAATGTACAAAAACAATGACACGAACATAGCGGGGCTGGAATGGCTACAGCAGAAAAGCAAGGTTAAAATACTGGGGCAAATACGCTACACCGATAAGGCAGCAGAAAGCACATTTTTTAATAAAGCGGCATACGAGTATAGCCCACGCTGCGGAGCTGCGCAGGACTATAAGAAACTGATAACAAAGTATCTGGAAGAAAGCGAGGCGTAAAACTATGGCAGCAGCAAATAAGTTTAGCTTTATGGATATATTAAACGCACAAAGCAAAGCGGACACAAAGGCAGCAGCGGTAACAGAGTACACGGAAATATACTTAAACCCGTACGACGTAGAGGAAACAGAAAGCAACTTTTACAGTCAAGAGAGCATAGAAGAGCTGGCAGACGCTATACTTGCCGTAGGACAGCAGCAGCCGACAGTATTAGGCAGGATAGACGGCAAATATAAAATTATAAGCGGGCACAGGCGCAACAAGGCTAACAGGCTGCTTATAGACAGGGGCTACGAGAAGTATAAAAGCGTGCGCTATCTCTACAAAGACATAACACCCGCAGGGCTCGAGCTTAGCTTGTTAGTCGGCAACGCATTTAACCGAGAGCTTACGCCGTACGAAAAGACAGAGCAGGCGGCAAGGTTAAAAAAAGCACTTATAAGAGCCAGAGACGAGGACGGCTTAGAGATACAAGGACGCCTGCGCAACTTAATAGCCGACGTGTTAGGTGAGAGCGCAACAAATGTAGGACGTATGGAACAGATCAACAACAATCTTACGCCAGAGGCTAAAGAACAGTTTAAGGCGGGCAACTTAGGCATAACGGCAGCCTACGAGACAAGCAAGCTAGACGAGGACGAACAAAACGAGATAGCACAGCAGGCAGCAGCGGGCGAGGATATAAGAGCAAAAGAGATAGCTGCAAAGGTAGCAGAAAAGAAAGCGGGCGACGATTACAGGACGCCGCACCCAAAAAGCATTACGAGCCTATGCTATAGCTGCTTAAATTACAGCACTTGCAACTTAAAAACGGGAACGTGCGAAAAGTGTGACGAGTATATTAACAAGGCAGAGGCAGAAAAAACAGACGAGCAGCGCTACGACGAGCAGCAGGCAGCAATAGATAAGCAAACACAGAAAACGCTACAGGCTAGAGAACGCGAGACGGCATTAGACAGAGCACTACAGCCAAAAGAGCAGAAAGTACACGAGCTTAAGTTAGCTACTATGTATTTTAAGGACGTAGCGACAGGAAAAAAGAACTTTGAGCTGCAAAAAAACGACAGAGGCTTTAAGACTGGCGACGCGCTACGCCTTAACGAGTATGCCGACGGCAAAGAGACGGGCAGGCACATAGAGGCAGACATAATATATATGCTTGAAGATTACAGCGGCTTAAAAGAGGGCTACTGCATACTGGGTATAAAAGTTTTGAATGTGACCGAAACGGACACAACAAGCAAGTGCGAAAAATGCACATACTATGGCAGACCAAACGACGCACCAGAAAGTGCACCACCGGACTGTATATACAGACCAGAAGAGGGAGAAGAATATAAGCTGCCGTGTGAAGAAAGCGGGGTGTAATATGAATTACAGACAATGGAAAAAGAACTATAAAAAGCGGCACGGGCATAACCCGCCGTTTGAGGCTGATAAGCGGCGGCAGGCAAAGGCACTTAAAAAGGCTATAAGAAATACAAGCGCAACTATAAACGACATAACGGCAGCAGTACAAAATATAGGCGACGCAATGACAAGGGCTATTGCAAGAATATACAGAGGCTTAAGTAACGGGTTTAGAGTGGCAGCAGACGCAGCGCAAAGCGTAGCGGAACGAATAGAAAGGGGCAACGAATGACAGCAATAGAGATATTTAAAACAATAGCACTTGTAGCAGGCATATTAATAGCACCGTTTATAATTGCAGCGCTGGTATGTGTATTAGTGGTTGTACTGGGGCTTATTATAGCCTTGCTGCGTTACCTGTTTACAATCGAGGTAGACGACGATGGCGGTATACGCGAGTGTATCGGTTGCCATTCTTACGACAATATGCCACTAGCGCTATGGGACGGGCTAACGCAAGCGGAGTACTGCGAAAATTGCAAGATTTACAAGAAAGCACAAAAGATTATAGCAAAGCGGCAACGGCGAGAAGAAAAGGAACTAGCAGACAGACAAAAGAGACAAGCAGAGGACGAGGAACAAATAAAATACTTACAGGAATACAACAGGAAGAAAAGAGAGGGCAAAAAGTGAATAACGTAACATTAAGCGGAAGATTGACAAAAGAGCCAGACGTACGCTACGGCGGCGAAAATAACAGCGTAGCAATAGCACGCTTTACGCTGGCGGTAGACGATTACAAAAGCACAGATTTTATTAATATACGCGCACTTGGCAAAACGGCAGAATGGGTAGAGAAATGGCTACAGAAAGGCAATAAGGTAGAGCTGGTCGGAAAGATTAAAACAGGGCACTATACAGGCAGGGACGGCAAAGAAATTTACTACACCGAAGTACTGGCAAGTAGTGTAAGTTTTGGAGAAACAAAAGCAGAGGCACAGCAGAGACAGCAGGCAGCAGGCGACAGACCACAGCCAACACCCAGTGGCGACGGCTTTATGGACATACCAGACGGCTACGACGACGGGCTACCATTCGACTAAAAAGCAGCGTGGCAGCAGAAAGCGAGGAATAATTAAGAGTGAGCGAAATAAGGCTAAACGAAAACGAACTAGAGCAGATAATAACAACAGCCGCAAAAAAAGGCGTAGAGATTTACAAGCGAGAGGAACAGAAGAAACATAAAGCGGATAAATACCACGATACATTTAGCCTTATGAAATGCTACAGAGACGCAGTTTTCCACAGAGACAACGCAGTAAGCGAAGCTGCACAGCTACAGCAGCAGGGAGAATTAACAGAAGAGCAGCAGGCTACATACTTGCGCAGTATACGACGCACGCGCTTTAAAACCATACTGATGTTAGATCACATAGACAAGGCAGTAGAAGAGATAGAAAGACGCAGGCAGCAGCAGGGGCGCGAGGTAGAGTATAAAGCGTTTGAGCTATACTTTATGCAGGGCTTAGACTATGTGGACATAGCCGAAGAATTGAACACAGGCAAGAACACGCCGCGCCGCTGGATAAGCGGAATAATAAACGAGCTAAGCGTACTACTCTGGGGGATAGACGAGGACGCTATAACGCAGAGGTAAAGGTAAAAGCGTGGTAAAAAGCTGGGGTTTACGTGGGGTATTGCCTGCGGTAAAATGATAGTGTGAGAAAGAGCGGAAAGCTAAGCTACTTAAGCAGCATTAGTTAGCCGCTCTTTTTTTATTGCATTTTTCTAGCCTCCTAGCCTAGCGTATGAAATCTAGGACGCTAGGCAAATAAAGAGAGGCAGACCATGAAAGAATGGGCTAAAGAGTTCTACCACAGCAAGGATTGGATAGACACACGGCGGGCTTATCTTATATCGCAGCATTACTTATGCGAGCGCTGCGGCGAGCCTGCAAAGGTAGTACATCATAAGCACTACTTAACCAAACACAATATAAACAACGCAGACATAGCGCTTAACTGGGACAACCTCGAGGCGTTATGTCAAGACTGCCACAACAAGGAACACCACGCGGCAGCAGACACACGCCGCTACAAATTCGACGCAGACGGCAACGTAATACAGGCGTAGCCGTGAGCATATCCCCCCCTATTCAAAATTTTTGAATAGCCCAGCGGAGACCGAGGGGTGGAGCCTAAAAAAACTCTACAGGGGCGCGCGTACGTGGTGTAGGGGGTGTGGTGTGCGAGAAGTGAGGCGAAGATATGGCAGGAAAGAAAGAGTACACGAAAGAAGAGAAAATTAAGAAAGAAAAAACCAGACTTAAAGGCATTTTTAAGAACCTCGACGAAAACAAAAAGAAACTTGTTACGCCGCTTATCGAAAAGGCTGCCTTTATGTCCGTCGAGCTCGATATATTGCAGGATAGCATACAGAAAAACGGCTGGACGTCGAAGTATCAGAACGGCGCGAACCAGTGGGGCAAAAAGCGCAGCGCAGAGGCAGACACCTATATAGCGCTAAGCAAGAACTATACGGCAGTTATAAAGCAATTAACCGAGCTTGTACCAGCAGCAGAACGTAAGAAAAGCAAGTTAGCACTGCTGCGAGAGGAATAGCCCAAGAGTGCCGTATAAAAATTACATTTACGAGTATTACGCAAAGATTACAAGCGGCGAAATTGTAGCGGGTAAATGGATATTAGCAATTTACAAAATACTTGTAGACGGTCTGGAAAAACAAGAGTTTTTTTACAATGCAAAAAAGGCAAATAAGGCAATAAAGTTTATCGAAAATTTCTGCCACCACAGCAAAGGTAGGAACGATTTATTAAAGCTGGAATTATGGCAAAAAGCCATAGTATGCGCTATGTTCGGCATTGTAGACGACCAAAATATAAGAATTTTTCGCGAAATTTTTATAGTTATTGGACGAAAAAACGGCAAAAGTTTATTTGCAAGCGCCATTATTGCATATATGGCGTATCTCGAGCCAGAGTACGGGCAAGAGATTTATTGTTTAGCCCCAAAGTTAGACCAAGCGGCGCTCGTTTACGACGCTTTTTACAAAATGGTAGAGGCAGAGGAAGAGTTAAAAGAGCTTGCTAAAAAGAGGCGCAGCGATATTTACCTAGAAGAGACGAACACGACTATTAAGCCTATTGCATTTAACGCAAAGAAAAGCGACGGCTTTAATCCGCAGCTAGTTATATGCGACGAAATGGCAGCGTGGAGCGGCGACGGCGGCTTAAAACAATATGAGGTTATGAAGTCGGCACTAGGTGCAAGGCGGCAGCCTATGATACTTAGCATATCTACAGCAGGCTATATTAACGACAGTATTTACGACGAGTTAATGAAACGTGCTACCAGCTTTTTAAAGGGCAACAGTAAAGAGCGCAGGCTATTGCCATTCTTATACATCATAGACGACGTAGAGAAATGGAACGATATAACAGAACTAAAGAAAGCGAACCCTAATATGGGCGTAAGCGTACAAGAGGGCTTTTTTAAAGACGAGATAGCAGTAGCAGAGGGCAGCTTAAGTAAAAAAGCAGAGTTTCTTACGAAATACTGCAACATTAAGCAAAACAGTAGCGTAGCGTGGTTAGAATACACGCTTGTAGACAAGGCAAGCGAAGAAAGCACGCTAGAGGACTTTAGAGACTGCTACGCCGTGGGCGGCATTGATCTAAGCCAGACAACAGACTTAACAGCCGCAAGTATCGTAGTCGAAAAAGACGGAATACTACACGCGTTTACACAATTCTTTATGCCGCGTAACAGACTGGAAAGCCTGCAAGCAACGGACGGCGTACCATACGACGTATTTGTAAAAAAAGGCGTACTTACGCTATCTGGCGACAACTACGTAGACTACAAAGACGTATTTAACTGGTATGTAGAGCTGCTTAACGCGTACGGCATACGAGTATTACAAATAGGCTACGACAGATACAGCGCCCAGTACTTAATTGACGACCTTAAGGCGTACGGCTTCCACACCGACGACGTATACCAGGGCGAGAACTTAACGCCAGTTATACGAGAGTTTGAGGGAATTATTAAAGACGGCAACTTTAAGATTGCAAGCAATAACTTGCTTAAGTCCCACTTCTTAAATGTGGCGCTTAAGCAGAATTTAGAAACAAGAAAATTTAGACCTATAAAGATAGAACAGCGCGCACATATAGACGGCTTTGTAAGCGTAATAGACGCTATGACAGTACGCCAGAAGTACAACGCGGAGCTGGGCGAGCTGCTTAAAAACGCAGCATAGAAAGGAGTGAGAAAAACGGGGCTTTTTGATTACCTTTTCAAAGGGCGAAAAAACAAAGAAATAATAGGCGAATACTTTAAGCTGCTTAACGGCTATAGTCCTGTATTCTCTACCTACGACGGCGGCGTATATGAAATGGACTTAACTCGCACGGCTATTAATAGCTTTGCTACTCATTGCAGCAAGTTAAAGCCAGAGGTAGAGGGCAGCGCGTTAAAGAACTTAGAGCGCACGCTACAGTTTAAGCCTAACGCGTTTATGGACACGACAAAGTTTATAGCGCGAGTGGCGACAATACTAGAGTGTGAGCATACAGCTTTTATTATACCGATAGAGGACGCATACGGACAGCTTGCGGGCTGGTATCCTTTGCTACCTCAAAATTGCGAAATTATAGAACACCAAGACCAAGTATATTTACGTTATACGTTTGGAAATGGCGAGCGCGCAGCGATTGAGTTTGAACGCGTCGGAATACTAACGACACACCAATACAGGGATGACATTTTCGGCGAGGACAACAAGACAATGCAGCCAACAATGCAGCTCATACAGACGAGTAACGAGGGAATTATTAACGCCGTGCAAAATTCGGCGAATATCCGCTTTTTAGCAAAAGTAGCAAATATGCTTAAACCAGAGGACATTAAAAAAGAGCGCGACAGATTTACGCAGGACAATTTAAGCAGCGACAACAAAAGCGGAATGATTATATATGATAACAAGTTTAGTGATGTTAAGCCCGTAGAAAGCAAGCCATATACGCCAAACGCGCTACAAATGCAGCAGATACAAGAAAATGTATGTACGCACTTTAATACAAATATGGACATACTACAAAACAAGTTTAACGAGGAAACGTGGAACGCCTACTATGAGGGGAAAATAGAGCCGTTTGCTATACAATTATCGCTTGTAATGTCTAATATGACCTTTACGCCGCGAGAACTTGCGCACGGCAACGCTATTACATTTAGCGCGAACAGGCTACAGTATGCGAGCAATAACACAAAGCTACAAGTAAGTACGCAGCTATTCGACCGAGGCTTACTTAATCGCAACGGGGTTATGGACATATGGAATATGGCACACGTTGAGAACGGCGACAAATACTATATACGAAAAGAGTATACAGAGGTTAGCGAGCTGGACAAGCACAACAAAGAACCACAGCCAGTAATTATAACGCAGCAGCCACAGCAAACAGAACCAACGGCAGGGCAAGAACCACTACAGCCGCAGCAAACAGGCGACGGGCAGCAGGCAGGCGAGAAAGGAGAAGAGTAAACATATGCCAATAGTAAAAGAAAGAGAATACAGGAATGTAGCGGCGCCGTTATCGGTAGCGGTAGCTGCGAACCAATTCAACAGTGACTATTACATAGAGGGCTACGCGACTACATTCGATACGCCGTACGTGCTCTACGAGTTTGAGGACGGCGACAAATACTACGAAAAAATAGACAGGCACGCACTAGACGGTGCAGATCTAAGTGACGTTATTATGCAGTACGACCACAGCGGTAGGGTATACGCAAGAAATAGCAATAATACGCTTAAATTAACTGCCGACGATAAAGGACTTCTTATTGCAGCAGACCTTAGCAAGACAGAGTTAGCAAGGGGGCTGTATGAAGATATTAACGCGGGAATGATTACTAAAATGTCGTGGGCGTTTACAGTCGCAGAGGATAGCTACGACAGGGACACACACACCCGCACAATTTTAAAAATTAAAAAGGTGTACGACGTTAGCGCGGTAAGCATACCAGCAAACGACGACACCAGTATAGCAGCACGCAGCTACGCAAGCGGGAGACGTGAAGCAGAGCAGCGGGAGACGTTAGAAAAGCGCGCGGCTATGTTAAGGATTTTAACAACAATTTAAGGCAAAGAAAGGAACAAAAACAATGAGATTAAAAGAGATCGAATTAAGACTTGCGGCTATTAAGAAAGACGTAGAGGAAAGAGGCACACAGCTTACAGCCGAAGAGCTGGCAAAGTACGAGAAAGAAGTAAAAGACTTACAGGAAGAGAGAGCGGCAATTATCCAGCAGCAGGAGCAGCGCACAAGTTTACTTGCGGCTATCGCAGCGGGAGAAGTATCAGACGGAAACGGAAACGTAACAGCGCCTACAGTACTTAGAAGTATCGCGCCAGCAGACGGCAGCGGAACACAGCAGCGCACAGCGGCAGTAGATAAGTACGACACAATGGAGTACCGCAAAGCATTTATGAATTATGTGTGTAGAGGTGTAGCAATTCCAACAGAGTACAGAGAAGCCAGCACAACTACAACAGCAGAAAGCGGCGCGGTAATTCCAACTACAATTATGAATGAAATTATTACAAAGCTGGAAAGTTACGGCAGCATTTACGCAAAGGTGCGCAAGATTAACGTACAGGGCGGCGTATCAATTCCAATCGCAGACTTAAAGCCTACTGCGCACTGGATTACAGAGGGAAAGAGCAGCGACGATCAGAACGCAAGCGCTAAAAATTCGGTGACATTTAATTATTACGGCTTAGAGTGCAAAATTTCACAGAGCATTTTAGCAAACGTAGTAACACTTAAAATGTTTACAGATTTATTTGTACCTATGGCGACCGAGGCTATGGTTAAAGCTATCGAAATTGCTATTTTTAACGGAACAGGCGAGGGGCAGCCATTAGGAGTGTTAAAAGACAGCCGAGTAACAACCGTTGTTACACTGACGCCAGAAGAGTATGCAAGTTGGAGCGGCTGGCACAAAGTAAAAGCAAAAATGAAAAAGGCGTACAGAAACGGCAGCTTTATAATGAACCAGTCAACTTTTGACGTTGGCATCGACGGAATGGAAGATAAAAACGGGCAGCCTATCGGGCGTACAAATTATGGCGTAAACGGCGAAGAGACATATCGCTTTATGGGTAAGAACGTAGAGACTGTAGAGGACAATATCTTACCAAGCTGGGACGACGCAAACGAGGGCGACGTAATCGCAGTATTTATGAACTTTTCGGACTACGTTATTAATACAAATATGGAAATGCAGGTAGTAAAGTGGACAGACCACGACAACAACAAAATCAAGAATAAATGCTTGATGGTAGCCGACGGAAAGGTAGCCGACGCTGCGGGCATTATCTTAGTAAAAAAAGGCGTAAAGTCAGTTTAATAACAATAATGCAGGCGGCGTAAAGCTGCCTGCTAGAAAGGCGAAACAATGAAAGAGCATTTAGATAAAAAGCAGCTCGAGGAAGAGTACAAGGTAGACGACCTTAGAGAGCTTGCTAAAAATCTGGGATTAAGCCCAGACGGGAGAAAGGCAGAGCTTGTAGAACGTATCGCGGCAGCAGAGGTAGACGTATCGGACGACGACGAGCAGCAGGCGGCAGCGAATACACCAACAGCAAACGAGCAGCAGGCAGTAGACGCTAATGTGTCCGAAACGGACACAACAGTAGAGGTTATAGTAACACAGACATACAAAGACTTGCAGCGCGATATTACACAGCATGCGGGCGACACGTTCGAGGTAACAAAAGAGCGCGCAGCGCAGCTTATAGAGGCAGGCGTAGCAAAAGCAGCAGAGTAGGGGGCAGCTATGAGGACAGCACTAATAAAAGCAATTAAAGACAGTATGCGTATGTCTACCGCCTCGGCTATTATCGAGGGCGATATAAGCGGTTGTATAGAGGCTTGCTTTAAAGACTTGAAGCTTGCAGGCGTGGAAAAGATAGACGAAACCGACGCGCTTATTATTAGAGCTGCGCAGCTCTTTACAAAAGCAGACTTCAACTATAACAACCTTGCGGATAAATACAAACAGAGCTATGACGCTCTTAAGATGTCTTTAGCGCTATCTGGCGAGTACAACACAAAAGAAAGCGAGGGCTAACAATGTATGGAGAGATAACCTTAAAGACGCAGCTAAACGCGACAGAAACAGAAAGCATAACTATATGCTGCGAGGTAGACAGCATAACCCAGAGCGAATACGCAACAGCAGGCGTTAAAGATATTAAGCCAAGCTATAAATTTACTGTATGGGCGCATGAATACAACGACCAGACAGAGTTAGAGTACAACGGGCAGCGATTAACTATTTACAGGACTTATAAAAAGCCAAACGAGGAAAAGTTAGAGCTGTACGCAGAAAAGAGGGCGGGCAAACGTTGAGCAACGAGAACATAAACACAGCAGGCGAAGCTATAGCCGAAGCACTGGCAGAATACGATCAGGAAATAGCAGACGCAACAAAGCGAATAACCGACGAAGTAGCAAAAGAGGCTGTAGACACTCTTAAGAAGAGCAGCCCAAAACTTACAGGCAGCTACCGCAAGGGCTGGCGTAAAAAACAATCATATGCAGACAAGAGGACAAAGCGGAATACTGTATATAACGAGACAGACTACCAGCTAACCCACTTGCTGGAATATGGACACGCAAGCAGGAACGGCGGCAGAGTTAGAGCTATACAGCATATAGCGCCTGTAGAGCAGGCGGCTATAGAGGCGCTACAGGAAAGGATAGAGGCAGCAGCGAGCAAATGAGATTAGAGACAATTATAGAACGCGCCCGCGCGCTGGGGCTACCCTTGGCAAAGGACGAGTTCAGAGAGACAAAAGAGACACCACTACCCGAGCTACCATATCTGGTATACATAACACCGCAGGACAACGTAAGCAAAAGCGACGACGGCGCAGTAGGAGTTAGGGCGATACAGGCGGCTATAGAGCTTTACACAGACAAAACAGCAGACAGCAGCTTAGAAAAAGAGGTAGAGCAAAAGGTATTATACGACGTAGGTTTTAACAAATTCCAAGAGACAATTCAAAGTGAAGATATGGTACAGACGGCATACGAATTTACCATATACGAAAAAATAAGAAAGAGAGGACAGTAACAAATGGATAGCGAGAGAATTACACTCGGCAGCGGTAAACTTTACTGCATTAAATTTACGGGAGAAATCCCAGACGACGCGACCATAGAAACAGAGGACAACCAGCTTGCACACATTAAAGGCGGCGCGTCACTCGAGTATACAGCAGAGAGCTACACAGCTAAAGACGACTTAGGCGTAGTGCAGAAAACTAAAGTAACAAAAGAAGAGGCGACACTTAAGGCGGGGTTACTTACTTGGTGTGCCACAACATTAGAAAAGTTATGCGCAACAGCAAGAGTTACAACGTCCGCGAAAAAGCGTACTGTAAAAATTGGCGGCTTAAAGAACCAGAAAAGCGACAAGTATCTAATTAGATTTTTGCATGAGGACGACGAGGACGGCGATATTAGAGTAACAATCGTCGGAAAGAATGAGGCAGGCTTTAGCTTTACGTTTGCAACAGACGCAGAGACAACACTAGAGCCAACATTTACAGCTTACCCAATGGACAAAGAGGGCACGCTTATTATATTCGACGAGGAAATAGTACAGAACGTATAAGCAATTAAAGCGGCTGCTTTTGCGCAGCCGTGATAGAAAAGAGGTTAGAACATGGCAAATAAAAGTTTTGATTTTGGAAAATTAAAGCGCAGCTTTTACCCTACTAAGTTAAAGGACGGCAAAACTCTTGTAGTTGAAATGCCTAAAAAGCGCACTTTTGAAAAAATGCAGATTATAAACGATATTGACACAGACGAGGCTAAGAGTGGCGAGGTATACGACGAAATGTTAGGGCTCTTGGCAGAAATCTTAAGCAATAACAGAGGCAAAGAGGTTATTACAGCGGAGTACTTAGAGCAGGAAGAGTACGACATAGAGGAAATTATAGCGTATATTAACGACTACGCAGCATTTGTGAACAGCATTAAGAATAACCCAAACTAAAGCTGCCGCACTACCCAAACGGGCAGACAGAGGCGGCAGAGTATACATACACAGCAGAAACACGAGCAGAAAAGCTAGTTATAGACTACTTAAATATAAGCATATTCGACGTGCAGGAAATGCCGATAGACCTATACTTATACTTTATGCGAGAAAGCTATATATATACGCTTAGCCAGACGGAAAAGGGCAGAAAGTATTTAGAGGACTGCTACAGAATGACGCAGACTAAGCCAGATCGCAAAAAGATACGAGAAAAGATTAAGAGCCAGAAAGGAGCGTAACAAGTGGTAGGCAGTATTAAAGGTATTACAATCGAAGTAGGCGGCGATACTACTAAACTATCTAAAGCGCTCTCTGGCGTTAATAGCTCGTGCAGCTCTTTACAGAAAGAACTACGCGAAGTAGACAAGCTGCTTAAACTCGACCCGACAAACACGGAACTATTAGCCCAGAAACAGAAAATATTAAAAGAGGCTATAGGAAGTACAAAAGAGAAGTTAGAAACCTTAAAAGAGGCAGAAAAACAGGTACAGCAGCAGTTCGAGCGTGGAGAAGTAAGCGAGGAACAATACAGAGGGTTACAAAGAGAGATTGCAAGTACAGAGCAGCGCTTAAAAGATTTAGAAGCGGCGGCGAAACAAAGTAATATATCACTCGAAAAAATAGGAGAAGTAACCGAAAAAATAGGGGAAAAAACTACAGTCGCAGGCAATAAACTTAAACCACTTAGCGCAGCAGCGGCAGCACTCGGTACGGCAAGTATAGTAACCGCTTCGAACTTTGAGGACGCTATGGCAAAAGTATCTACCATAGCGGACGAAAGTAAAGTACCTATAGAAGACATGAGCGCAGCTATATTAAAGCTGTCAGACGATACGGGACAGTCGGCAGCAGATATAGCAGAGTCCGTATATAATGCAATATCGGGCGGCGTAGATACAGCAGACGCGGTAGCGTTTGTAGCACAGTCAAGCAAACTGGCAAAAGCTGGTTTTACGGACACGGCAAACGCGACAGACATTTTAACAACAGCATTAAACGCATACGACTTAGAGGCAACAGAAACAGAGCATATTAGCGATATGCTTATAACAACGCAGAACCTAGGAAAAACAACCGTAAACGAACTTGCTAGCGCTATGGGTAAAGTAATACCGACAGCAAACGCAAACAACGTACAAATGAATCAGCTTTGCGCAGCTTACGCAGATATGACAGCGAAAGGTATAGCAACAGCAGAAAGTACGACATACTTAAACTCTATGCTTAACGAACTCGGAAAAGGCGGCACGACTGTAGACGGCGTATTAAGAGAAAAAACGGGTAAAACATTCGCAGAATTAAGCGCAGACGGCAATACACTTTCTGATGTATTAGCGATATTAAAAAGTTATGCAGACGAAAATAACAAGAGCTTTAACGACCTATGGAGCAGTAGCGAAGCAGGTAAAGCGGCTATGGTGCTACTCGGAAATGGAGCAGACGAGTTTAACAATGTGCTTGAACAAATGAATGACAGCACAGGCGCAACGACAGACGCTTTTAATAAGTTGGACACAGACAGCAACAAAGCCAAAATAGCACTAAACCAGATTAAAAACGCAGTAACAGACTTAGGAACTACAGCGCTAGAAACGTTACAGCCAGCATTAACAAATATTTGCAGCAACGTAAAAGAGGCTACAGAACGCTTTAAAAATATGGACGATAACACTAAGCAAATTATCGTGACAATAATTGCGGTAGTTGCAGCCCTAGCCCCCGCGCTGCTGATACTGGGAAAAATATTTACAGCAATATCAACTATGATAAACGTAATTAAGACACTACGGACTGCAATAACAGCAGTAAACGCCGTGCTTGCGGCAAACCCTATTATATTAGTTATAGCGGCAATAGCGGCGCTAATAGCGATATTTATAACACTATACAACAAGTGCGAGTGGTTTAGAGACGCAGTAAACGAAATATTTGAGAATGTAAAAGAGTTTATAGTCGGCGCTATCGAAGTAATAAAGGGCGTTATAGGCACTATCTGGGACAAGATACAAGAGATATGGGGCTTTATAGAGCCATACCTACAGGCTGCCTTTGCTTTTTTGCAACAGTTAGGCACAGACATAGCGCAGATATTTAGCGATTGCTGGGAAATTATCAAAGCAGTATGGGATTTAGTAGAGCCGTACTTTTCTATGTTATGGGAAAATATAAAAGTTATATTCTCGGTAGTTGGCGAAGTGCTGGGCGGTTTTTTCTCGGTTGCGTGGGAATATATTAAAGGCGTATGGGACGTAGCAGTACTTTACTTTACGCTTATCTGGGAAAACATAAAAGTAGTGTTCTCGGCTGTAGGCGAAGTGCTGGGCTCATTCTTTCGTAATGCGTGGGAAATTATCAAAGCAGTATGGGACGTTGTAGCGGCTTACTTTGCTGCGGTATGGAACGCTATAAAAACAGTATTCAGCGTCGTAAAAGACGTACTTACAGGAGATTTTAAAGGCGCGTGGGACGGAATAAAGAGCATATTCGGGGGTTTTGCAAACTTCTTTAGTACATTATGGGATAGCGTAAAGCGTATCTTTTCGGCTGTCGGCTCATTTTTTAGAGACACATTCGGGGCAGCTTGGGACGCAGTAAAGGACGTATTCTCTAATTTTGGCTCTTTTTTTAGCGACTTGTGGTGCACTATAAGAAATACGTTTTCGGATCTAGGCGCAAGCATAGCAGACGCAATAGGCGGCTCGGTAAAAGCAGGAATTAACGGCGTAATTAGCATTATAGAAAACACCATAAACGGAGCTATAGAACTTATAAACGGAGCTATTAACCTTATAAACAAAATACCAGGGGTAAGCATTGGCGAAATGAGTAATTTAAGCCTGCCAAGGCTTGCACATGGCGGTATTATCGGAAACGGCGGCGCTATGGTAGCAGAGGCGGGACCAGAGCTCGTACAAATGGTAAACGGCAAAGCTGTAGTAACACCGCTCACAAATACAGCGAGAAACACAGCTATAGACACCGCAAAAGGCGGCAGGGCACAGCAAATTACAAACGAAATTAACGTAAACATAGAACACTTTGAAAACAACAGAGATACAGACATAAGAGAGCTTACAGAGGAAATGTTAGAGACTGCGGAAGAAATGAAAGAGAGGGACGACAGAGTATATGCTTAGTAATTATTACAATACAGCTAATAGCTTTACATATAACGGCGTTAATTCTCTTGATATGGGGCTTTTTATTATGGAGCAGAGCGGCGCGGACAACGCCGCCGAGCCTGTAATAGAGACTATAAACGTACCAGCACGCGGCAATTTTGTAGTGGACAATCGCATAGACGAGCTGGACAACCAGCAATTTAACGATTATGTGCGCAAATACGTATGCTGCGTGGATATAGACGCCTTTAAGCTGGACTTAGAGGAACACGCCCGCAGGCTTTACGCTTGGCTCTACAGCAGCGGTATAGAGTATAAAAAGCTCTATGATACTTACGACAGAGAATATTACACACTTGCATACGTAAGCAGCGGGGCGAGCGTGTCAGAGTTTGCTAAGCGCTTGCTGGGACAAATAGAGATACAGTTTACGTGCAAGGCATATAAAAGAGCACTAAAGGGAGACGAAACAATAACGATAACAAAAGCAGCCACGATTACAAACCCAGAGGGCTTTACAGCAACGCCATATATGAAAATATACGGCAGCGGCAATGTAACGATCTATATAAACAATCGCGCGCACGGCTTTAAAAATATAGACGGATATATAGAAGTAGACAGCGAGAATATGAACGCGTACAAGGGCGATACATTACAGAATAATAAAATGCTTGTGGGGGCGTTTCCTAAGCTGGCAGCAGGAGACAATAACATAAGCTGGGCGGGTAATGTAACAAAAATCGAAATAGTACCACGTTGGTGCAAACTGTGATACCGATTTTATACGCTGCCAGCGAGACAGACTTTACAACAAATGGTATAGGCTTACTTACAGACGCGGTAAGCTGCACAGTAACAGAAGAGAGAAACGGGGCATACGAGGCGACGCTTGTATACCCAGCAAAAGGACACTTAGCGGAATATATAGCAGAGGACGCTATTATTAAAGCAAAAGCAAACGACACAGACGAGCCACAGCTTTTTAGAATTTACAAAAGCGGTAAACAGATAGGCAGTAATACAACGTGGAACGCAGAGCACATAAGCTACGAGCTCACGGGTAACCCTGTAGAACGATTTAGCGTAAGCGGAGTAAACGCAGAGCAGGCGCTTAATAGCTTACTGGCAGCAGCAGTATTTAAGCATAAATACACGGCTATAAGCGACATTACAACAGTAAACAAAACGAGCATAGCGGACGTGGTAAGCGTGCGTAAGGCACTCGGCGGCGTAGAGGGCAGTATATTAGATACGTGGGGCGGCGAATATCATTTTAATAACTACAGAATAGAGCTATTAAAAGCGAGAGGCGCAGACAACGGCGTAACAATCGAATACGGCAAGAACTTAACCGACGCAAAGCAAGAGCGTAACATAGCAAATATAGTAACGGCTATATTCCCGTATGCAAAGTACACGCCAGAGGGCGAAGAAAACGAGGTATACGTAAGTCTAAAAGAAAAGACGCTAGTACACGCAGCCGCAGCAGACTACGCATATAAGCACTGCGAGATAGTGGACTTTAGCAGCGAGTGGGAAAGCGGCACGATTATAACCGAGGATATGTTAAGAGCGAAAGCAGAGGCATACTTAGAAAAAATAAGCACCGAGCCAGATATTAATATTACGCTATCGTATGCGCAGCTTAAAAAGACTAAGGACTATAAAAATATACAGATTATGGAAAGCGTCGCGCTATGCGATACAGTAACAGTACGCATAGACAAGCTGCAAATAGAAGCGACAGCAAAAATAGTAAAAGCGAAATACGACAGCTTAAAAGAGCGCTACGACACTATGGAAATAGGCAGCGTACGCACAAACTTAACTAAGCAGCTTACAGCGACGCAGCAGGAAGTAACAGAGAGCATAAAAAAGAACCAGACAAGAGCCGAGCAGATAAAAAAGCAGATAGAGCAGACAATAGTAGACGTTACGGCAGCCATAACAGGAAACAGCGGCGGCTATGTAGTACTCTACCCAGAGAAAAACCCGCAGGAGATTTATATATTAGACCAGCCAGAACTTAGCAAGGCTAAAAATGTCTGGCGCTGGAACCTTGCAGGACTGGGACACAGCAGTACAGGAGTAAACGGCAAATTTACTACAGCAATAACAGCAGACGGGCAAATAGTAGCAGACTTTATTACCGCGGGCGAGCTCACGGGCGCAATACTTAAAGCGGGCACAGTATACGCAGAGGCGCTAGACGTGGAATACAGGAACGCGGTAACAAAGCACGCGGACGACGCCGCAAATAAGGCGTACGAGGACAGCTTAAGCAAGATACAAACGACAGCCGAAGAGATTACTTTATTGTGTAAGAAAATAAGCGAAACGGCTATGCACAATTACGCAGCAGACTTTACGGACGATTTAAGCGCGCCGTGGTACGCAAACTCGGCAAACAATGTAGTAGAAAACAGTACAACGCTTGGAAGATATGCGAAAATAGTAAAAGCAAGCGCAAATTATAGCAGTTACATACGCTGCGATACAAAGAAAACGCCCGCAGGTACTTACAGGGTACGTTATAAAGCAGCTACTATAGCAGGGCAGGAGAGTACAGCACGCGTAACATGCACATTTAAAACAACGGCTACAACAGAAACAGCGGCGCTTAAATCGGACGAATGGACAACATTTGAACGCGACATAGAGTTAAGCAGTGACTACGACAGCTATATATACTTTTATGCAGCGGTAGCGGGCACGACAGTATTAATTAAAGACGTGGAAGTACTGGGGCTGCTACGAGATTATGCAGAGGCGCAGCTTACAGTAAATGCAGACAACATTACGGCGGAAGTCAAAAGAGCTACGGACGCAGAAAAAGAGTTAAAAGCGTCAATAAAAGTAAATGCAGATAATATCATGAGTTGCGTAACAAAAGATAACGTAGGCAGCTACATAACACAGTATTACAACAACGTAATAGTAGCATTTAACAACAGCAGTAAATATGTACAGCTAAAAGCAGGCGAAATAAATATTTACAATGGCGAAGTGGACGCGGAGCACCTACGTAGTCGCTTTGATGAAGTCGGCAATAGATTTTGGCGAGACAATTATTACGTCGGTTGCATAGGAACAAATCAATGGAGCGGCAACAATGCACACAAGGGCTTAATATTCGATTTAGAGTATCAAGGTAAATATATGGCGTGGGCTAGACAGGCAGAGGCACAAAGCGGCAGCTATACTACTGTATTATGTTATTCAAGGGCAAACAGTATATACACAGACGAGGGCTTACACTTAGGAGCTAAGTTGTACGCGCACGGGTTCGAGATAAACGGCGCAAATCATAAAAATAGTAGCGCAAACGGCTATACAGTAGCAGATAACAAAAGAGTAAGTATTGTAACGGAAATACACAACAACGGAGACGGAACTATAGGCTGGACAACCTCGAGCATAACAGTACGAGACGGGGCAATAACAGGAGTACCAGAGGGCAGCAGCAGCATTTAGAAAGAGAGGTGCAATATGGCAACAGCAAAGGAAGAGAACAGGCGCGACAACTTAATTATACCAACGGGCGACGAACCCAAAACAGAAGAGCAGCCGACAAACACCACAGAGAGTATGCAGTTATTAACAGCAGAGGCGCTAGCAACTATGCAGGCGGCTATAAGGAGATAAAAGTAAATGCCACAGGAAGAAAAGCAAGAAACAAAAGAAACATTACAGGAAGAGCAGCAGACAGAACCAAAAGCACCGACAATTAGCGCAGAGCTGCTTACAGCCGCCCGCGGAGATATGACACTTGCTATACTGGAAGTACAGAGAGCCTACGGGCTGCCAGCGTACATTACAGACGTAATAGTAAGCGCCTGCCTGTCCGATATAAGGGACTGCGCAAATAAGGAGCTTATAAGCAAATAAGCGAAAGGAGCACATAACAATGGCTATTATGAACACACAGAGCATAAAAGTACCGATAGACGGCGCACCGCCGTTTGAGTACATTATAGCCAAGCAGGGCGAAATATCCAGCCGACAAGTAGAGGTAACGCTACTACAGAATAACGCCGTATACACAATACCGAGCGGAGTAACGGCACGAGTTAATTATTATAAGCCAGACGGCAATAAAGTAATTAACGACTGCACAATAAGTAACAATAAAGTAATAGTAACATACACGCAGCAAATGTTAGCCGCCGCTGGTACTGGCTTTGCAGAGATACAGCTATACAAAGACGGCAGCGTATTAATAAGTGCGAGCTTTTACACTAAGATTGCAGAGAGCGCAAACGGCACAGGAACTATTACAAGCGACAGCGAAAGCACGAGCTTTACTAAGCTGCTTGTAGAGACCACGCAGGCAAGAGACGGCGCGCAGAGCGCGAAAAGCGCCGCAGAAAAAGCAACGGCAGCAGCAAATAGCGCGACAACGGCAGCGAACAACGCAGCCGCAACAGCAAACGGGGCAGCAGGGAACACGAACACGGCAACAACTAACGCGAACAACGCAGCCAACGCAGCTATAGCAGCAGCAAAGACAGCGCAGGACGCCGCGAAAGCAGTCTACACAGACAGAAATTACAATTTACTTGTAAACGACGACGGCGCAGTAACATTTATGTATAACGACGAGAAGTAAGGAAAGAGAGGGCAATAATGGCAGTACAAAATATTGATTTACCACGCGATACAACTATGAAAGATATAGCGGCGAGCCTGCGGGCGATTGCAGGCTTTACAGCCGCAGACCTCGTTACAATGAAACAGGTAAAAGCTATCGTAGAGGGCAAAAAAGAAAAAGAAGTATTTGCAATAGGCGACCAGTTCACAGTACCTTGGACGGATAAGGCAACAAATGTAACATACGCGGCAGTTATGGACGTCGTACACTTTGGAGACGTAGAGCTTAAAGACGAAGAAACAACAAACGCTATGTTTTTACAATGGCATTACTGTACGCCGTTCGGGGTACAGTATGACGCAGCAGAGGAAGAAGTAGCAACAGAGGCAACATTTAGCGCAGACTATAATTATTACACAAAAAACAGCAACGGCAGCTTTAGCCTTGCGACTGTAACGACAGGCGGCGCTATTCCTGCGGGCACAACATATTACCACAGTGCTATTAAAGACACGAGCGGCAATATCTGTAGATATGGTTACAATCGTTGGAGCCATAGCGCTATGAGGCAGTGGCTTAACAGCAAGGCGGGCGTAAATGCTTGGTGGACTGCGCAGCATAAGGGCGACGTTAAGCCAGCGCAGCTTGCAACAAAGGCAGGCTTTTTAACAGGATTTAACGACGACTTTTTAAGCTGCTTAACACCTATTAAAATTGTAACAGTACCGAACACCATAAGCGAGCCAGACAAGAGCACAGCAACAGAGGTTACATACGACAAAATCTTTTTGCCAAGTACGGAACAAATGTATTGTACGCCACAGGCAAGCGGCGAGGGCGACTACTGGGAATACTGGAAGAGAGCCAGCGGGCGTACGTCACCTTGCGGACAACGGCAGGCATACCCAGAAATGATTACATACGCTATAGAGAACCACAATTCAGCGCAGCACGTCCGCTTGCGTAGCGCTAGTCGTGACACCTCGTACAGTACGCGGTGCGTGAACTCGAGTGGCTACGTCACCGCCGACTACGCGTACAGCTCTATGCGCTGCGCGCCCGCTTGTGCAATTACGGGGGCACCCGTAGCAAAATAACGCTAATGCCCTGCCGACGCCTCGGCGGGGTTATCAAAGCGGAAAACGAAAATATAAAAGAAAGGACAAGCGCGACGTGTCAGTAAACGAGAGCGAAAGAGGCGTGACAGCACGCACTTACTCGACAGAATGGATAAATACTATAAAGAGTTATAGAAAGGGGCGAAATAATGATTTTTGAGAAGTTAAAAACCAGTGTTAAAGAGCAGCGAGAAAACGAACGCTTAAAAGCTACAGTACAGGAGCAGGCGGCGCTACTAGAGTATGTAGCAACTATGGCAGACATTGACTTGCCAACGCTGGCAGAGGACACAGAGCATACGGAAAGCGAGGCGGCAGAGAATGAGTAAAGCGGCAAAGAGATACAAGAGCTATTACGTAGCAGGCTGGTATAACGAGGAAATGCTTAAAAACCTCGTAGGCAAGGGAAAATTAACACCAGGAGAGTACAAGGCTATCACAGGCGACGACTACACAGAAAGAGAGGACAGCGCCGAAGCATAAGAGCATAAGAGATCAACAAAAGAGTTGCACAAAAGAAAAAATAAAAGGCGCGGCAGCGCGGAAAGGCTAAAAGTAATGAAAGTAAAAATTTGTGCAACTATTGGAGCACTCGGCGGGGCTATTGCTGCTTCACTGGGCGGCTGGACTACATCACTTGCAACACTTGTAGCTTTTATGATTATTGATTATATTAGCGGGGTAATTGTAGCGGGAGTATTCCACAAGAGCAAAAAAACCGAAAGCGGCAGCTTAAAGAGCGTAGCAGGAGCAAAGGGACTTTGTAAAAAAGGTATGATTTTATTATGCGTATTAATTGCATACCGCTTAGACCTTGCAACAGGAGTAGACTACATACGCGAGGCTGTAATTATCGGCTTTATGTCCAACGAGCTTATAAGCATTGTAGAAAATGCGGGACTTATGGGCGTGCCTATGCCAGCAGCTATTACTAAGGCTATCGACGTATTACAGAGCAAAGGCAAGAAAGAGTAAAAGCGATTAACTAAAGAAATATACAAAAGAGTTTTACCCAAGAAAGCTATTAACACGGGCTTATAAAGAAAGGTAAAACCATTATGAACAAACAGGAATTTTTACAGTTAATCGTACCACTTGCACAGGCAGAGGCAAAAAGAAGAAAGGACGCAGGCACAGGCTTTGTACTTCCTAGCGTGTGTATCGGACAGGCAGCATTAGAGACAGGCTGGGGCGGCTCTAGCCTTATGACTAAGGCTAACGCATTTTTTGGCATTAAGGCTACTGCGAGCTGGGGCGGCAAAGTGTTTAGCTCAAAAACGCAGGAGTGCTACGACAATGTTAATTACACAACTATTACAGCAGCATTTAGAGCGTACGACACACCAGCAGACAGCGTAAAGGACTATTACGACCTTATTACAGGCAGCGCACGTTATGCAGCAGCAGTAAATGTAACAGACGCATGTACAGCTATTACAGCTATTAAAGAGGGCGGCTACGCTACAAGCCCTACATACGTAACAAATGTTATGGCGGTCATTGACAGCAATAACTTAACACAGTACGATAATGTAGTAACAGGAAATGCAGAGCCACAGCCAGCGGAAAGCAAGAGCGCCGAAGAACTGGCAGACGAGATTATTAACGGAGTATGGGGAAATAACCCAGAACGCCGCGAGAATATCACAGCACAGTACGGCACAGAAGCATACGAAGCAGCGCAGGCTATCGTAAATCAGAGGGCAGGAGCGACAGAACCAGCAAAGCCAAGTAAGAGCACCGAAGAGCTGGCACAGGAAATTATTAACGGAGTATGGGGCAGCAACCCAGAACGCCGCGAGAATATCACAGCACAGTACGGCACAGAGGCATACGAAGCAGCGCAGGCACGCGTAAACGAAATTATGGGCGCAGGCTCTACCATTAAGAGTAAAACAGCCGAAGAGCTGGCAGACGAGATTATTAGGGGCGAGTGGGGCAGTAATCCAGAACGCCGCGAGAATATCACAGCACAGTACGGGGCAGACGCTTACAGAGCAGCGCAGGCAATCGTAAACGAGCGTATGGGGTAA